TGCTACTAGTATTGTATTTGCTCAGTTGGTGGATGGAAAGCCCTTTATTATTGATTACCACGAGTCAACAGGTAAAAAGATAGAAGACTATTCTGTGGTAATAAACAGTAAAAACTACAATTATGGCGGACATTACGCACCGCATGACGTATCTAAGCGTATGTTGTTTGGTGATTTGGTTACTAGAGCCAAAGAAGTAGGTATAGATTTTAGAAGAGTACCCAAAACCAACTCAGTATTACAAGATATAGAAATATGTAGGCGTATGTTACGCAATGTAGTTATACACGAACGATGTGAAGACTTGTTTGAACACTTAATTAGCTACCGAGAGGGATCATCTGGTAGACCTGTACACGATGCACATTCTCATGGGGCAGATGCTTTTAGAACTATGGTAATGGCTATACATTTAAACCTAGTTGAATCGTATTTAGGCAAAGGTATAGCAAAAAATCTACCTACTAGCGTGGGTGAAGCAGAGGAGTATGTTAGTGAACACACCGATACAGAAGGCGATAGACCGCTATGGGAGCGATTTAGAGGAGTTGATACAACATTACTTGACGACTGGAGTGGTATATAGCGATAATCGTTTATTTGTTATGGCGGTAATGCACAACAAAGAAATATTGCAAGGAAAAAATGTTAAAAAAGGTCTTGACAAATTAGATTGTTGGTATGTACATTATGCCGCAGGAGACATAAAACGTCTATATGAGATATGCCCATACGAATTAACTTGGGTTGCGTTTGAACGAGGGGATAAACCCTTAAAGTTTTATAAACTAGACAGGATCAGGAGATTAAGTTATGGGCAGTAATAAAAGTAGTAAACCGATTGCACCACCTAAAGCCCCACCACCACCTGCAGAAGATGTAAGTGCAGAAGTTATTGCACCTAGTATGCAACAAGAAGCAGCAAGACGCTCAAGAATGAGTGCATATGTTACTAGAGGGCAACGAATGGGTTCAGGAGGACAGCTTTTGGGAGCATCTCCTATACAACTTGCTAATATAAGAGCAGCAACTCAAACAGCAAAAGCTACACCTTTACTTGAAAAAAAATTAACTGATTTTGGTACAATACCTGTTAAGAAAAGCAAAAGTCCTAGACGAAATATGGCTTATGAAAAAAGAAAAAATAGAGCTATAGCTCAAAGAAAAAGTGCATATGATAAATATTTAAAACAACGTCAACAAGGTATATATGCTCGTAACGAATCTATAAGCCCTGAAGGGGGAATGGTAATATAATGGAAGTATCTTCTTTAATTGCAATGTATAAACGAGAGAAGTCTAGCTCAGAGCGTACAAACTTTGAAAGACTTTATGAATCAGCAGCTAGTTTTTGTAATCCTTCTGCTGATAATATTCAAAGTAAACGATCTAAAGGTCAACGTGACGATGTTCAAAGAATTACAGACGTTGGTATAAAAGCTAGACGTATGTTTACTGCAGGTATGATGAGTCATCTATTTCCACAAGGTCAAAACTGGATTCGTGTTGTTACACAAAATCGTGATTTACAACAAAGCGATAATGTAACTAGATCATTAAGTTCTGTAACTAAAAAGTTTGTTAGAGCGATAGAAGATTCTAATTTTTATGAAGAGATGAGTCAATGTATTGACCATTGCGGTTATATTGGAACTACATCATTGTATTGTGAACCAACAAACAAACGTATATTAAACTTTAGATCGCATTATATTAATCAATTTTATTTTTGTGAAAACTATCTTGGCGAAGTAGACACAGTTATTCGTGAGTTTAAACTAACTGCTCGACAAGCATTACAACAATTTGGTGAAGATTGTCCAGAAAATATTTCTAATTATGCTAGTGATCCTAAAACTTCTACAAAAGAATTTACATTTATTCATATTGTTATGCCTCGTAATTATTTTGTACCCGACTCACCAGAAAAGGCTGAGAAACCAATAGCTTCATATTATATTTCATTAGAAGGAAGTAAGTTGGTACTAGAGTCAGGGTTTGATGAGATGCCCTACTCGGTGGGTCGGTTTTATAAAACTAATTATGAAAAGTATGGTCGTTCTCCTGCGTTAGAAGTATTTTCTACATTACCATTAATTAATCGTATGGAAGTTTCTCGTATTCGTGGGGCAGAAAGAGTAAGTAATCCGCCTTGGTTAGCACCTAATGATGGTAGCGTAAGAAGAATATCTAATGATTCTGGTTCTATTATTTATTGGAACGCAGGTAATCCACTATCAAAACCAGAACAGTTAAGACCTATGGATAATGTAATTGTTAATGACCAAATGATTCAGAAAAAAGAACAAGAAATTATGGATGCGTTTTATGTTCCTTTATTTAATCCTTTAATTGATAAACAAAATATGACTGCATTTGAATCTGCAGAAAGATTAAACTTATCATTACAATTTTTAACACCTGCTGTTAATAGACTTAATAAATATTTTGTAACTCCAATATTAGAACGTGCATTTGGTATTATGTATAGAGCAGGAATGTTTCCTGAGTTAGATATTGAAGAGTTATCTGGTGAAAATCTTGAGTTTGATTTGGTTGGTAAAGCATCTATAGCTTCTAGACAAATAGAGTTGTTTGGAACTATGACAGCTATGAATCAAATGATGCAAATTGCACAATACAAACCAGAGATATTGGATAATGTCAATGCAGATAAGACTGCAAGATTTATTCAAGAAGTTAATATGGTTCCAATTAATTTACAAGCAACTGAAACTGAAGTTGAAGAACTTCGTGGTCAACGTGCTGAGGCACAAATGGCTGAACAACAACGTGCTGATGCACAAGCTTTAAGTGATGCTTATGTAAAAACTCAAAAAGCTCCTGAAGCAGGATCAGGTGCAGAAATGATTGAACAAATAACACAACAAGCAATGGGTGGTTAATGGATATAATTGATAAAGTAACCTACGATTTTGAGTGGGATGACGAGAAGGATTTATCAGAAGAAACACGAAAAGCATTTATAGAATTGTTTGACGTTACAAATAATAATGCGTGTTTAGTTGCTAAATTTCTTATACAAATTTGTAAATGGGAAGATTATACAGAGTATAACGACCCAATTATTGAAGCTAAGATGAACTCCTTGAGGAGTGTTATTCTATCTATAAAAAAACAATTAAATATGAAGGAAATAGAGAGGGTTGATTATGAGTGAAGAAGAAGTAGTAGAAGCAACTGAAGAAGTAGTTACAGAAGAAACACCAACAGAAGAAGAAAACACACAACCAGAATCTTTTGTAGGTTCTATGTTAAATCAAATTGAAGATGAAGACGTAAAATCTGCAGGTTTTTGGAAAAATCTGGAGGGTAAAGATGCTACAGAGGTTGGAAAGTATATTAAGGAGCTTCAAAGTTTCGCAGGTAAAAAGGGTGATATACCTAAATCTGATGCTTCGGAGGAAGAGTGGAATACATTTTATAGTAAACTGGGTCGCCCTGAAAATATTGAGGGCTACGACTTTACAGTTGGTGACGAGTTTAGGGAACTTGTTGGCGAAGATTCGGCTCCATTTTTTGAGAAAGCGGTTGAGGGATTTAAAGAACAAGCATACACAATGGGAGCTAGTGCAGAAAAAGCTGAAGAGCTTGTTGACTGGTATCTTGGAATGGTTGCTCAAGAAATAGAAGAAACTAATGCTGCTATGAAAGAAGCTGATGAAGAAATGGATAAAGAGCTTCGATCAGAATGGGGTGATGGTTACGATGGTATGATGAATGGTGTTATTTCTATGCTTAAATCTAATGGTATGCCAGAAGAAAATTTACAGTTTGCTATTGATTCTGGATTATTAAAAGACCCTGCACTTGCAATAACATTAGGAAAGATTGCATCTAGATTTCAAGATGATCCTGAAATTGGACATCATCAAACAAATACAATGGCAGGAATAAAAGATCAACTATTCGATATAAACCAAGAAATTGGTGAGTATTTAAAAACTGGAGAAAAAATTCCTCCTCATATTCATCAAAAACGTAAAGACTTAATGAATAGGTTAGGAGATAATTTATAAAAAGACTTGACATCTTTTTTTTATATGATATGTGTATGTGCAACGAGAGGTGGATAATCGTTAGACCCACCTTAGTTGCCGTCTAATCAGACGTTAAATGACAGGCAAGACCTCCTTGTGAGACAATCAGAGCCGATTAGTGTATGTTAATTAATTGAGCCTAAAACAAGGAGATTATAATGGCTTTTGCAAATGTAATAGATACTGCTTTCGTTAAGCAGTTTGGTAACACTCTTGAGTTATTAACTCAGACTAAGGGTGGTAAATTCACAGGTAAGTGTCTTGAGGAATCAATCGAAGGTGAAGAAAAGTATTACGATCAATTAGATAGCGTAATAGCTTCTGAAGCTTCTCGTGCTAGTTCAACTGGAACTACTAACTCATTCCCTGATTCACCTGATAACTTTATCGAACATAAAAGACGACAAGTTGCAGCAACACCATATGATATTGGTTTAATGCTTGATCGTTTCGACAAAGTTGAAATGTTAGTTAATCCTGAGTCTCAGTATGTTCAGCAAATGGTACACGCTCTTAATCGTAAAAAAGACATTGAGTTCTTAAAGGGTGTTTACGGAGCTGCTAAAACTGGTAAAGCAGGTGGCGGTACTGCTGCAGAATTAACAAGCGGTGATGCTGTTGCTAAGGAAATCGGAACAAACTCAGGTATGAACATCGACAAGCTTATAGAAGCTCGTAAGATTCTTGAATCTAATGGTGTTGATCTTGATGATCCATTAAACAAAGCATATATTGCTATGCATCCAAAGCAGTTACACCAATTACTAACTGATACAAAAGTAACTTCTTCTGATTTTGCTTCTGTTAAAGCGTTGGTTTCTGGTGATATTAACAGCTTTTATGGTTTTGAGTTTGTTACTTCTAACTTAATTCCATTTACTAATACTGCAGGTACTAATGCTTATGATGCTGGAACAAGTGTTCGTGACTTTTCAGGTACTTGGACTGATGATGTTCCACAAGATGGAAATACTACAGGTGATCGTGCTTGTTTTGCTTGGGTACATTCAGGTATTCGTCAGGTAACTAATCCTGCTATTGAAACTGAAATCGACAAACGTGCAGACAAGAGATTCAACTACTATGCTTATGCTGCTATGCGTACTGGTGCAGTTCGTATGGAAGAAAAGAAAGTAGTATTCATTGAAGCTGCTGATTCATCAGTTGATGATGTGTAAATAAGTTATTTAGAGGCTTTTAACGTAACCTTCTCCGTTATTGTAAGTCCTCTATTTTATTTTTTGGAGGTAATATGACTAAGATTGAAATCTGTAACCACGCATTATTAAAAATTGGAGCAGATACTATTGCCTCCCTTGACATAAACCAAAACGATCAAGAGGCTGTTGTTCAAAGTGCAAAGTTTTGTAAACTTCTTTTTAACCAAGCGTTAGAAGAAGTTCTTCGTACATATAGATGGAATAGTGCATTAAAAAGATCTAAGCTTGTTCGTTTAGTAGAAACACCTGCTTTTAAATTTAAATATAAATATCAACTACCTAGTGATTGCGTAAGAGTTGTTAGTGTATATGACGACAAAGAAGCATATGATGATCGCACAGAATGGGTAGTAGAAAGTAACACAATACTTTGTGACTACGATAAAGTATATCTTTGTTACGTTTCTTTAGTAGAAGATGTAAATACATTAGATGCTTTTCTTACACAAGCTATAATACAAAACCTAGCAATTAAATTATCTGTACCTATGCAACTAGATCAGGTAATGCAAAACAATTTAATAAAAGAATACAATGAGGTTATTCTTCCACAAGCTCGTAGTGTTGATACATTAGAAAATAAATACTGGGAAATGGAAGAAAGCGATTTTTTACTTTCAAGATATAATCAACTACCAATAATCTAATGGCTATAAATTATACACAGGCTTTTAATGCAGGAGAAATATCACGAAAGATGGATGGGCGTAATGACCTTGAAATCTATAAGACTGGTTGTCGTGACTTAGATAATTTTATTGTATTACCACAAGGCGGTGTAGAACGTAGAGCAGGTACAGAATTTGTACAATTTACAGGAACAGATGGAACAAACCCTGCTCGTATGATTGAATTTGATTTTTCTAGTGATGTTAAATTTGTTATAGAACTAGGTACAAGTTATGCTAAAGTTCATTATACAGATAGTAGTGGTGTTGACCAAGTAAAAAATGTAACAGGAACAGTACCTGCTTATACTCAAGCAGAATTACGCTCAATACAATTTAATCGTAAGTATGACACTCTTATACTTAATTGCCCTACAAAAGAAACTCAAGTTTTAAAAAGAGCAACTATTCTTCCTACATTTACGATTGAACCTATTAGTTATGTATATCCTCCGTTAATGGAAAAAAACATTACATCTACTACACTTGATTTAAATAATGGTACTATAGGAGCTACAAGTGTAACTGTAACAGCAAGTGCAGATTTATTTGATAGCGGACATGAAAATTCAATTTGGGCTATAGACCATATACGCTCAGCATCTGAAAAAGAAATAAGTGAAAGTAGTTTAAATGGAACAAGCACTAATATTTTAGATGTTAGTTTTTCTAA